CCCCCGCCTGTCAGCAAGCTCAGGGGACTTGCCCCGCACCCCGCCAGACTTACCAAACCAATCCATACCAAAAGCCAAAGCACTAAACGTAAAGATCGGCCAGACCAAGATTTCAATAGTATTAACATCTTTAGTCTCCACAATGTAAGCCAGCCATATGAATAAGACTATTGCCACTTCACGTTTATACGTCTTCATCGGCCTGCCATAGCCTCTACAGCAGAACGAATAGCTTTGATGTTCTCATCCATACGAGCAGTTGATATAGCTTGCTGTTGAACAATCTGTTCCATAGTTTCTGTCTTAGTCTCTAACTTAATAATACTGGTCCTATTGGTTTCTACAGAACTATTCAATGAGGATACAAACCAAACTAAAGCTACAGTCTGCATAGCAATAGCAAAGATCAGGGATGCAGGCACTGTTTTAGAGAGGTGCCAAGGTTCGTTACTCATGGATACGTCTTTCGTGAGAGTTCAAAATGAGGTCCATCTGGAAAAGACTTCCAATCACCACCCCACTCAAGGTCAACATTAAGTTCTATGGCAGCAGCTTTCATAACAGCAGCTAGGGGATGGAAGTGTTCCCAATCCCAAGAGATCGGCCAAGGAGCAATATCCACAGCATGACCTGTTATATGTCGTGAGTTCATTGTGGTGGATTTACCTGCGTTATACAACTCTCGTTGACGTTCAACGCTCCGTAGACCCTCAAGTACCGTGAAGTCATAATCCGACTTACTAATGGCTAACTCAACAACAGCCACTAGATCAGCATGAACACCACTTAGATTTTGTTTACTACGTTTACCTAGACTATAACTCATGTTGTTTCCTTAAGGTGCTGTGGGCCAGTCTTCTTCATCTAAATTAGGGAAGTTCTCGTGGTCCGTGATGTCACGCAACTCTTGACGATAACCTTTAATCTCAGCACTCATGGTCACATCTGAGAGGGCTTGGTAGTCAGTGTCAGTGATTAGTTCTTGGCGTTTAGCCCTTACCTCAGAAGCAGCTTCGGAGTAAATCTGGCTATCAGGCTTGTCCCAAATAGTGTAAGTTGCTGTAACGACACCATCTAGAAGACTGAACTCAGGCTCACTTTTAATCTGGGAAATAGGATCGTAGTTAGCGTTAATCTCAACACAAGGATACCATTTATGTTTGGCTCGTTCAGCGTCAGAAAGAGTGTGCCAGCCCCCAACACCATTGAACTTAGGCATCAGCGAAGCTAGGTTCCACTCGCTACCTTTTTTGTAAGCGTAGATCATTTTTCAGTCTCCGTTGGTATAAATACCTCTTGTCCGTCTATGACTTGGACTTGGGTTTCAATGATTTTGTCGATGTCGATATTACTTCCCATTCCCACTGGCATGAGGTCTTTCATGTCCTTTTGTGGGAGGGTACGACGAAGTTCTTCAACTTGGGCGAGTGTCAGGGTGTCGGGCATTTGTGTCATTTTGTTATCCTGTGTTAAGAGTTAGTTTCTAAGTTCATAGTATTTACATAAATCACTATTTACTAAAGGCCACGTCAAATGCCGTACTAGTAGGTAAGCTAGATGGATTAGCTAACTTAGTAAACACGTCTCCGCTACGTTTGTATATAGTGATGTAGGGTGAACTAGCGTGAGCTACAGATAAATATACACTGTCACTAGAGAAGGATACACCATTGGCATCTCCAGCAGGTAAGCTAGCTGGGTTAGCTAACTTAGTAAACACATCTCCGCTACGTTTGTAGATAGTGACGTAAGGTGAAGTTCTGTGACCTACAGATAAATATACACCATCACTAGAGAAAGACACACCATACCCATTACCCGTAGGTAAGGTAGATGGATTAGCTAACTTAGTAAAAGTATCTCCGCTACGTTTGTAGATAGTGACGTAAGGTGAAGCTTGGTGAGCTACAGCTAGATACGTACTATCACTAGAGAAGGATACACCTAGAGCGTGACTAGTAGGTAAACTAGATGGGTTAGCTAACTTAGTGAAGGTATCTCCGCTACGTTTGTATATAGTAACGTATGGTGTAATAGCGTGACTTACAGCTAGATACGTATCATCACCAGAGAAAGACACACCATACCCATGATTCGTAGGTAAGGTAGCTGGATTAGCTAACTTAGTAAAAGTATCTCCGCTACGTTTGTAGATAGTGACGTAAGGTGAAGTTTTGTGAGCTACAGCTAGATACGTACTATCACCAGAGAAGGATATACCAGTACCTTCGCCCGTAGGTAAGGTAGATGGGTTAGCTAACTTAGTAAACACAGCTGAGCCTATACTACGCTTGTATATGTATACGTAGGGGCTGGATAAAGTACCAACAGCTAGGTAAACATTACTGTAAGAGAAGTCTAACCCCCTCGCTCTAGTTGAGGGTAAAGTAGCTGGGTCAGTTACCTTAGTAAAGGTATCGACCTCTTGGTTATATACTGTTAAATTTGGGGTTGCTTCGTAACCTACAGCCAACAATGGTATAATATCAAAAGTTTCTTCTGTGGTAGCGACTGCACTACCGTAATCACTAACCCCGAAGCTATTCCCACGGTATCTTACCTTAAAGGTGTACTCAGTGTCAACCTCTAGATTACCAGAAGGTACGACGATAGAAAGGAGGTTAGTGGTATCCGCAAGGGACTCATAAACTACAGTGATACCGTCAAGGACTTGCCAGTCAGTATTAAGGTGAGTATCACCACTAGCAGGGACTGTTGTAAAAGCTGATCCTGTTAACGTAGGTTCTTCTGTTACACTTGCAGGCGAACCTTCTACCGTAAGAGAAGGAGCCACGACATACCTATCTGCGGTAGTAAAACCTTGAATATCCATCCAAGGGCTTTCGTTAAGAGAAGATACATCCTTGCATCGCCAGATATAAGATGTGATTAGGCTTAAAGATGAACCTACGCTGGCAGTGTCGGCATCTACGTCAGAAGTAAACACAGGTGATGCAAAAGTGGTGTCTGACGGAGTAGTGACCTCAAACCGTCTATATAGCCGAGCATCAATGCTAACAGATGGTGCATAAGCAGAAGCCTCTAGAGTAACTGTTGGTACAACACTAGTAGCTCCGTCTAAAGGGGCTATAGGAAAAGGCTTGCGTAATACTGAGTACGAATTAAAGTTAGCCCACTCAGTATTACTGTCAGAAGGTTCACTAGCTGTAACATCAGCTATTGACGACTTTAGTACCCAAATCTCGGAATTATGAGAAACAGCGTAAGGTATGTTAGCAGCGCCTGTCTTACCAGACCATTCACCCTTAAAGTTAGCGGCAGACGAACTGTCTTGTGCCTTAGTACTTGCCGTTGTTTCAGAGGAAGCGGAAGACGCCTTAGATAAATCAGTGCTAACCTTAGCTTCGTTAACACCGTCAGCGAATACATTAGTTTCATCAATGAATGCTTGTAGGGCAGCAACGAACACGTTAGCCTCAGAACGAAAGTTCTGTGGATCGTCGTTTCTACTAGGAATAGGAGGAAGGTTGCTGATTGTCATTTCGTTCCCTTTTAGGTAAAGTCAGGTGCGTCGGGGTTTATCGTCAGTATTATCTTATAGATCACTATTTACTAAAGGCTACAGCATATCCCGTATTATTAGGTAAAGTAGATGGATTAGCTAACTTAGTAAACACGTCTCCACTACGTTTGTATATAGTGATGCAAGGTGAAGTGGTGTGACCTACAGATAAATATACACTGTCACTAGAGAACGATACACCCCACCCAATACCAGCAGGTAAGCTAGCTGGATTAGCTAACTTAGTAAACACATCTCCGCTACGTTTGTAGATAGTGACGTAAGGTGAAGTGGTGTGACTTACAGCTAGATATGTATCATCACCAGAGAACGAAACACCATACCCATTACCCGTAGGTAAGGTAGATGGATTAGCTAACTTAGTAAAAGTATCTCCGCTACGTTTGTATATAGTAACGTATGGTGGACTAAGGTGACTTACAGCTAGATACGTACTATCACTAGAGAAGGTACAGCCAGACGCTGTATTAGTAGGTAAAGTAGGTGGATTAGTTAACTTAGTAAAGGTATCTCCGCTACGTTTGTATATAGTGATGTAGGGTGAACTAGTGTGACTTACAGCTAGATACGTACTATCACTAGAGAAGCTGCAAGCGTTACCCTCGCCCGTAGGTAAAGTAGCTGGGTTAGCTAACTTAGTAAACACGTCTCCGCTACGTTTGTATATAGTGATGTAGGGTGTATTTGGGTGAGCTACAGCTAGATACGTACTATCACTAGAAAAACTGCAATCGTTACCCTCGCCCGTAGGTAAGGTAGATGGGTTAGCTAACTTAGTAAACACAGTTGAACCTATACTACGTTTGTATATAATAACGTAGGGGTTGCCGAGACCACCAGCGGCTAGATAAACATTATCGTGAGAGAAGTCCAAGCCGAACGACCTAGTTGAAGGTAAAGTAGATGGGTCAGTTACCTTAGTAAAGGTATCGACCTCTTGTTGATATATCACCAAGGTTTTTGGCGTTAGACTGCCTACAGCCAAAAACGGTGTAACATCAAAAACAGCTTCTGTAGTAGCTGTAACCTCTGTGTAAGTACTTGAGCCATAAGCAGTTCCGTTGTAACGAACCCTAAAGGTGTATTCAGTGTCAACTTCAAGTACCCCTGATGGGACAGTTATACTAGTTAGGTTCACTGCATCAGTAACAGAGGTATAAACCAAAGCATCTGTGGAGGTAACACGAACTTCCCAGTCAGTGCTGGCGTGAGTAGTCTGACCTGTTGGTGTAGTGTCGAATGCACCAGCAGTTAACTCAGGTTCTTCCGTTACGCTTGTAGGTGAACCCTCGACAGAAAGCGTAGGTGCATTAACAAAAACACCAGTCGTTGTGAAGCTCTGGGTCGGCATCCAACCTGAGTTAATCAAAGAGCTATCTGGTAATTCAATAACATCCTTGCAACGCCAGATATGCGCTGTCTCTAGAGTAAGGGAACTAGAAACAACTGAGTTAGCATCTACGTCAGAAGTAAACACAGGTGATGCAAAAGTAGTGTCCGCAGCGGTAGTAACTTCAAAACGCCTGTGTAAACGACTGTCAGTGGAATACAAGGGTGCATAAGCAGAAGCCTCTAGAGTGGCAGTAGGCATCACACCAGTAGTCCCGCTAAGCGGTTGTACCGCAGTAGGTACACGTAACTCAGGTATGGCTTCGGAAACACGCCAGTCAGTGTTGCTGTCAGAAGGTTCACTAGCTGTAACATCAGCGATGTTAGACACAAGTATCCAAAAGTAGTCGCTGTTATAAACAGAGTAAGGTACAACAGCAGCGCCTGTCTGATCCGACCAAATACCTTTGTAGTTAGCATTAGCTGAACTCACCTGAGCTGAATTAGTTGCCTCAGATGTGTACAAAGATGCTTGCGACGAAGATGCAGCAGCAGCGAATTTGTTGCTTTGTACCTCAGTTGTCGTAGTGTTAGCCTCCACAACAAAGTTAGGTAATGCCCCAAGTGAAGCATCAGACTTAGAGGAGAACTCATCTGGACTGTCGTTACGGGTAGGTGCGGATGGGAGATTCGTGATTGTCATACTAGACCCTCTACTTCTAATGAACAGCTTGAAAAGCTGGGTGTACTGTAAGTTATACCAAAGTCTCTATAGTAACCGTAGACAATGGTAGAAGATTCGTTTTCGTCACCAATGTAAACAATGGGTTTAGCTCTTACACTAGCAAGAGTGTTTACGATAGAGTTTATCTTAGATGTGTCAACTTGAAGTTCGTACCCTACTCTACGACTGAAAGTACGTTCCTTGATAATAGCACCACCGAAGCTGTCTCGCTCTTTGATACTATAGTCAACAATACCCACAGATGTACCGTATGACGTTAGGCCAAGCGTACGGGCTGAACCAAGAACCATTTCACCAGCCTTAGCAACCTCAGCGCCAGCATCAATAACAACAGTAACTGTAGCTGTGGAGTACGAGGGTAAGTCTAGGAATGCTAGGTCAGTCTTTAAGGTAATATCTTCAAAGAAGTAAGAGTACCAGTCGGTAACCTCAGAGTTATCAAGTAAACTCTTTGTAGAGGAGTAAACTTCTCCCTCAACAGGATCATTCATACTAACTGTTACAGTATTACCACTAAGGTTAAATAACGCAACTGCGTTAACGACAGCATCAGGGTCGATGGTAACTTCAATACTACCAGAGTTCTCAGTTTGTTCAAAGATAACCCCTGAGAACATCCTGAATTGATTGATTTGACCTATTGCTAACCAAGTAGGGGGATCAGCTAAGACCCCCGCTGTTGGCTCATCACTTGTGCTTGGATCAGCGACAACCTCGTACAAAGACGTACCGACGTAGCGTTCGGTGCCAGTTGCATAGGTTCCCGCTGTCCACTCAGTTTCTGTAATAGCGACGTTAGAAGTTAGATTCGACTCTGTAACTTCAATAGGTCTAATCAGTTTCATTTAGACAACCCTTTCTTGAGGTAAACCATCTTGATCCCAACGGTCAAGTTGACGAGCAGACTTTCCTGTGTTCTTACTGATTTGCATCATAAGCGCCTTCATGTCAACCCTTAAGGAGGACACCTCTAAACGAAGTCTGTCGTCACCAGTTTCACTTAGCATAGACTTAGTTTGTGTGTTAGAGTAAATGCGACTAGGGCCAGTCACCTCTAACTCTGGGCCATTCTCACCGACCATACGAAGCCCGCCAGAGTGCATACCACCAGAAGCAAACGCAGGTGTTATGCCTTGGGCGATAAGTGCGTCCCTAGCCATTTGCGTTGCGTTCTCGATTTCTTTACCATCACCAAAACCTTTGTGGGTTTTGAAGGTCTGACCATTACTAAGAGTAATACCAGATTTACCAAAGATACCACCCTTAAAGCTATTAACGATAGTGATCTCTTTTTCCTCTTTAATGGCCATTTCAGAGACTGAAGCAGTAGCAGCGGCACTAGCAGCAGCACTAGCAGCAGCAGCGGTTATTGCAGAAGTAACAGCAGATGCGTAAGCACCCTGCGCTGCCTCTACAGCCCTAACAGCATCAACGACACTTAAGATACTCCTGTTTAGTTCTGGGTATTCTTCAAGTAGTTTGTCGTTAAGGGCGTTAGCTTCATCGTAAGTAACTTGAGCTTCTGCCATCTCTTGTATAGCTTGAGCTACAGAGATTATATTCTCTTCGGTTGTAAGCAAGGACTCAAGAGCGCTTATCTGCGTATCCCTTAATTCCTTAGTTAACTCTATTTGATCCTCAAGACGTATTACTGCTTGTTCGTCCGCTGTAAGAGTTCTCTCAGCAGCTTCCTTACTCTTTTTGATAGCATTAGAGGTCTTTGCGAAGTCCCTAGCGTAATCCTCGAATGTGCCAAACAGTTGTTCACTTGGTGCATTTAGTACACCTAGTGCAGAACTTAGTTTATCAATATCAGTCCCACCGCTAGATACGTAAGACAAAGCGCTAGTACGAGATGCCCCGTAAGAACCTTGGGCGACAGAAGTTCGGTCACTAAGGGATGTCTTTAGTAGGTCAAAGATCGCCTGCGAAGCCTCTGCTTTACTGACAGCGGCACTCAAACCTTCGTTAAGGTTATCTAGTATACTATCGAAAGAGGAGTTTATACCTTTAACTTCACTAGCTATTGCATTAGAAAGGTTTGCAGTTGCTGTGTCAAGACCAGATTTAGCCTCCGACAAAGCATAAGCCATAGCACTACCTAGATTAGTCATAGCGTTACTTAGATTAGCATAAGCTGTAGCTTGATCCTGAAGAGCATGTATATGCAAAAGCATAGGCTTGTTTAGATCATGCGTAGCGTTTAACTCAGCTTCTCGGTTAAGGGTAAGTACTTTCTCTGTGTTGCCTTGGAGTTCAAGTAAACGAATGTTCAGAACTTGGCGTTGAGCAGCAGTAGCAAGTAACTCTTCCATTGTTTCAAAGTGACCAGTTAAACTAGCAAAGGCATCGCCCATCTTAGTTAACTCTGCAACAATCGCTGCATCCTTAGCGGCATCGTCCAAGCCCTTAAGAGACAACTTAAATTCGTAACTAAAGCTGTCCCAAGCGGCAGAGCCTAAGTCAAGAGCATTAGCTGCATCAACGACAGCATTCTGAATGTCATTTACAGCATCTTGTAGTGGACTAGTTTCTTCATCAGACAATGCTTTTGTGGTAGTTGTGTCCTTATTAGAGAGACCAAAGAACCTAGTTGTCCTTATCTTCTCGAAGCTCTCAGCAGCCACGGTAAACCCATCGACCATGATCTTTAACCCAGTGTCAAGTACTTTTACTTTCTTCTTAAAGAAGGAGAACACAGCAGCGATAGCAAGCAAAGGAGCAGCGATAGCACCGATTGCAGCCGCAGCAGTACCACTAGCAGCAGTAGCTAGTGTAGTACCAGTCAGTGCAGAGTAACCGCCCGCAGCGAAATTACCAACAGCACCCAAAGCACCAGTACCACCAGCGAGTGTTCCCATAAACCCAGTTACACCAGAACCAGCAGCCATAGATGCACCAGTACCCATTGTACCCAGCATACTGCTCATAGTACCACCATCTTTTGGAATAGGCATTCCGCCGTGGCCCAGAGACACCATAATACGGTTCTTTGCAGCCATTTCCATCATATTAAGTAGCATGTTCTTAAAAGACTGGAGTACATCTCTCACAAAACCTTTGAAGTCCTTGAAGCCACGACCAACAAAGTCTGTGAAAGCACTACTTAGTTCAGCGACAAGAGGTATGCTGTCTATGAGACCGTCTTGTAGTTTACCTATCTCAATGTTGTAAGCCCTTTGGGTTAACTTACCCGTAGCCATTAGTTCATTAAGATCAGCTACACCATTGTTAAACTTCAGCAGTGGGTCGTTATCTTCATTCAACTTAAGTGCTTCTTTAACTAAATCTTCCATAGAATCAGCAGCGGCGGAACCGGACCTAGCGACATCCCTGTTAGCTTTTGCAAGGGCAGCAACAGCCCCTTTGACGTTCTCTAATTCATCAACTTTACTTATAGTTTCATCATAAACCCTATTTACTTCAAGGATCGCCGTATGGTTATTTGCCAAAGCTAAGGCAGAATCCCTAAGAGCCCCTGCCTTAGCTCGCTCACCTGCGATAAAACCTGCGTTTGCGACATTAGCGCCCTCTGTCATTGCTACAAGTTTAGCTGACTCTTGGGCGATCTTTATATCTAGACCATCACTAAAGCCAGATAAACTCGCCATTGCGTCCGCAGCAGCTTTAATAGCAGATTCTAATTCTCTAGCTTCTGTTGCTGCGTCTGCAAGAAGTACATTTTGTTTGTACAGAGCGTCGATCATCTCAAGTTGAGTTTGGGCTTGATCGCTGGTAATTTCGTTCCTCTGCATTTGTAGTATTACAGCGGCACGATCCATAGCGTTCTGAATGTAAAGCTGATCAGTGTAATTTAACTGCAACGCAGCTAGGTTCGTAGCTACATTCAAGGAATCAACAGCAGACTTATGAGCGCTTAACTGGGACTCTTTTAGTCTTTCAGCAGCCTCAACTTCTTCTTTCTCTAAGCGAAGCGTCTCCGCCTGCGAAGCTAATATAGCGTCTCGTATATCACGTTGTTCTATGTGGAAGTCTAATTCTTCTTTCGCTAGGGCTAACAGCTCTTTGGCAGCAGCGACTTCAACTTCCTTAGAGAGCACCGTCGCACGTGAACCTTGACCTCTTTGACCCTCAGCCACAATTAATGCATTTTGGGCATCTAACAGCTTCTTGGCAGCGAGTTCAACTCCCCTGAAAAGAGCTTGTTCATTAGCATCTTTCAGACCTAGATTTAACCTCTCTATCTCATCCGCAAAACCAGTTGTAGCATCGTTCGCAGACTTCATTTTATCTTTTAGGGTTTTGATAGAATCCCCTGCATCTTTCGCAGCATTCTTGGTCCTCATAAACGCACCAGCGATACCCGTGATAATAGGGATAGCAATGCCAAGGCCTGAGAACAAAGCGATGAACTTAGTTGTTTTAGCGAACATAGCCATTGTACCAACAAGTTGTGTAGCTTGTTGACCAAAGGCCACCATTACGCTCTGACCGCTACCTACTTGAACTGCAAAGTCACCGACCTGATAACCAGTCTGCTGCATCATTACACCAAGCTGATTAGTTTTTCTTGCTGTTTGTTGCATATGACCGCCAACCTTGGCAAAAGCCCCTGAACCTGCCGCCATTTGTGCGTTTAGTTTAGTTACCGCAGCTTTTTGTCCTTCAATGCTGATGATGTCTTTGCTACGTGCCACTGCAAGATCATTTAACTCTTTCGTATAGATGTTCATAGTGGTATAACCCGCTACGAACTTGTTCTTTAGGCGCTCTTCTTCCGTAGCTTGTTGTTTAGCAGCAGCAGCCGCCTGTTTATCAGCAGCTACCTTCTGTTGAGTGGCAAGGGAAGCAGCCTTAGTTGCAGCAATAGCTTGGTTTTCAACTAGAATACTCTTCTTTTGGGCATTGTAATACTTAACTACAGCACCATAGGCTTGGTTTGCAGTCAGATCGGAGTTTTTCTTGAGTTCACGTCCAGAAATTATAAGGGATTGAGCAAGCCGATTTTGTGTCTTTGTTCCATCTATAGCGGCTTTAGCCAATTTTACCATACGTGATTCAAGACGTTCAGCAGTAGAAACTGCTTTCTTCATCCCATCACTAACGTCTATGAATTTGACGCCAATCTCAATTAGATCGTTACCCATTTGCTTCCTCGCCAGTAGTTTTGATCCAGAGATTATCCAGAGATTTTATAGTAGTAACTTCCCAAGGGGAAAGATCGACACACATAAGATCACACCATGCCTTAATGATGTCGTAAGAGATAGGGTTAGGTCCACTCATACCATAAGTTCTACCGTCATGTAGCTCTATGAACGTATTCCATAAGTGAGAGGCGACATCAGGAAATATTGCATCGGCATTAGCTTGCTCAACTTCCTTGATGTCTGTCCCTAGTTGTTTGGCGACTTGAGCTAGGTGGTCGGCCTCAGTAGCTTTACCTTTGCCACCTGAGACCTTCCTACCCATTCTAAAGGAGTACTCAGCGAACCCCTCTAACTCTGCTTTTACTTGTCCAAAAAAGCCTGAGCGTCACCTAGTGCAGCATCGACTTGCTCACGAACCCAAGGGAGTGTTTCAAACACTTCACGTACCTTAGATTCTTTGCACTCAGGTTTTTCACCACCAAGAGTAATACTCCAACCATCTACGCACTTAACCAGAAGGTCCAGAGCAGATGCCTCTAGTTCCTCAGCAGTGAGGTTGAGTTTTCCACCTGTTCGTTGCGCTTTCATAAGGCGACGGTTCTGTTGGGCGTGAGAGATAGTCTTGTACTTCTTCGAATAAGGACCATGAATTGTAATGGTCATTTCTGATTTATCCTCATTAACGAGGAGTTCAGAGTTAATCGGGTTGTACAGAGTTACGTCTGTGGTTTCTTTGGTAGTACCAATATTCATTAAATCCATGTCGGGATTCCTTTTAAGTTGATTGTCGAGGTTACGTCGGGTTATTTATAGCAAGGGAGCATCAGACCCGACACCGATGCTCCCTTTACCCTAGCTAGGGATTAAGAAGTACGGGTCATCTTCAAGTTTGTGTTCTCAGTGCTATCAAACAATGCCACGAACGGCAGTGTAATCAAACGAGACTGAGGGTTTTGAAGTGGTACAGCCGCACCATTATACTTTACACGAGGGAACTCAAATGTATACGTGTTAGCGCCTGTAGGGTCATCGACCGACACAGTGATTGAGCTTTCGGTTTCATTCAGGAACTTGTTAATGAGTGTTTCATCTTCATAGTAAACTGTCATCGTGCCTTCAACTACAGCGTTACCGAACTCAAGTGATTGGGAGCTATCAGCGCCAATTACAAAGGTAGGTGCCAAAGAGTTAGACAGGCTAAAGTCAATAGAAGTAACGATAGAAATACCTGCCCCACCATCTGAGATAGTACCTGAGTAGCTATCGAAAGGTGCGTTAACAGAGGAAGCTGTTGGAGTGCCACCCGTTGAACCTGTTGTTCCAGCTTGGGTCATGCCCTTGCCAACCATATCAAAAGTCGCAGTAACCATCTGGTTAGGCGCAATGGAGAAGTTAGCTGTAGAGACTGAAAGTCCTGTGAACAAACGATACTGGTCGATGTCGTTAGCTGCATCTTCCATCGAGAAGAACTTAGGCGTTGTGCCTACCTTCAAAACGTCAGAGGCGTATGAGTTAAAGAAAGCTGATTCAAGTAGTTCGTCGTAGTCACCTTTACGGAGGTCTACTTCAATAGAACCGCCAGATTGCTTGTTACCGTGACGGTCAACTCGTGACATACGATCAGCTTGGATTTCGTTACCTTCAACACGATCTTTGGTCAAATCCAAGGAATGCGAGTTAATAGGAAGGTTAGCGAAAGTGGGCGAGGCTGGTGTTGTACCGAACGTAGTCTCAGCGATGTAAGACAAGCTGGAACGGCTACCTTGTGCAAAAGCCATAGTTATTCTCCTTCATTCAGAACTGACGTTCCGATCTTTGTGGGGGTGTAAGTTTTAGTGGGTTTTGCTACAGTCTTAGGCGCTTCCACGAGGGAAGGGTTTAGAACCGCAGCAACATTAGCGGGAACGTCATCACCGATGAGGTAAGTTTTACCGACGTAGGTAAAATTCTTTAGTGCTTTGTACATAATGTACTCCTTTAAGCGTTGTAGATGTACCAACCGATATTAACTACTGTGTAATACCAAGGGGTATCTACAAAGCCAGTGTCTCTTTCAGAGTAGTCAATAGAAACCTTAAAGGTATCATTATCTGCATTAGTAAAAGAGATACTAGTTGTAGCTTCAAAGGCAGTCATAACCTTGTTAGCTATATCGTCAGCCGTAGCAGGTCCGTTACCTTCGGGGGTATAGCAGAATACCCTAAAGACACCCTGATACCTTTGTTGTGGATTTAAGCCTCGTACAGCAGGTCTACGAGAGGTTGGGACAAAAGACACCTTAAGAAAGCTAGTACCTACCTGTGGGTCAAAGGAGACGTTCTCATAGGCTATCCCTGAAGGTAGACCAGCAGTGTCAGATAGGTGACTCTCAAGAGCGGCACGAATGTCATTATAAATACTCATCTGAACTCACTCCTAATCTTAGCAAAGACGCCATAACCATTCGGGTCTCTCTTCCAAGTTACTCCACCGTTCTCAACAGCATATGCATGAGGTGAACGGTTTCTAAGGGTAAAACTAATGTTACCAGACTTGATAAGTTCTTGGAAGTTTATACCGTTAATGTCAGCTTGTAGTTGAGCATAACCTTGTTCCTTCATCGACTGAGGATTCTGGTTCTTAGGTCTGTTATCTGAACTACGTCGTCTGCCACCACCAAAACCAGAGCGTCCGATGGAAAAGGAAGTAACGTAAGCACCTGTGTCAATAGCTTGGTCAGGTACACCACTGTAGATAGCGTAGTGCGCTATATCTTTTAACTCCTGTTCAAGAGCGTCAGCAGTCTTGCGTTCAATCTTCTCCTTAAAAGACTTGAAGGTAGTTTGTATACCACCATAGCTTTTACTTGAACTAACCATTAGTCTTTAACCTCGCAGATGTAGCAAACAGCAGCGCCGTCACTAAAGAAGGTTTGAACAGATACAATCTCGTATGTGTTACTAAGGCCTATGATCTTGTCTTCATCATCAGGTATAACACTAAGTCCTAACGCAGGTAGTACACAACGACTAGTTCCTCTGCGTACCTCGTCACTTCTGTATAGACCTATAGCGAAATCAAAGAAGTACCCAAGAGTGTCGTAGTCAGTTGTAGAAGAACCTTCCACAGAACTAGTACTAGGGTTATAAACGCCCGCTGAACTAGTTTTACGAAGTATTACGTCTGAACCATAATCCCTTACGAGATTTAGCAGATCAAAGGAGCGAAAAGACATGTCCTACTCCTTATTCATACTCTGGTGTTTGATAACTAGGAGGGTTCTTAAAGCGATCTCTGCGGAAGGAACCTTCGATACGATCTGTATTGGCCCTCACGGCCTCAACGGAAGTCTTAGTGATGCCACCAGCTAGTACCCCTACAGCAGCGCCCGAAGTCTTACCTTGGTACTCTAAGGTGTCTGCCAGAGCCTTGTACTGCTTGGCAAGGTCACTGTAGTCAGCTTTAAGAGCGCCTGACAATTCTGTGTTGACCTTACGGGAATACTTAGAAGCAATTGCACGAGCAGCCCAAGCACCAGCGTAGTACACGTTGTTACCATTCTCAGCAAGAGCGAAGGTAATCTCTTCGTTCTCTTTCTGCTGGTCAAGTGTTTCAGTATCACCAACCAAAAGTCTTACTGTGTTTAGTCTCCCAGATGCCGTGGTAGTATTTAAGTCAGTTGGATCATAAGACCAAGCCATAGTTATTGCCCCTCGAATTTATTTGATTTAGACATATTTAGGTCCGCTCTAAGAACTTGTAAATTCCAAGGTACGTTTAAGCCGCAGACGACATCACTGTTGATAGGGACAATGTGGTCTACGTGGTAAGGTACGCCAGTGGCCTCAGACATAAACTTAGACAGTTTGTATAGTCTCTTTATCTTTGCCCTCTGTTCACCTGTAAGCCAGATAGGAGTAGCTCTCTTCTCACCAGCCCGTCTGTTTAGGTTGTACTCTGTCCACTTGTATTTGTTAGAATGGTAGTATTGGTCTTGTGCGGACTTAATCTTATCAGCATTATCTTGTCTGTAAGATAGGTCACGGCTATTACTGCAAGACTTACACTCATGGCGCAAACCATCTTTAGCAGCAAGGCGCTTACGAAACTCGTCTGTACTCTTCTCTATGTTGCAGACAGCGCAAGTTTTCATAAGTCGTCTCCGTTGTTGTTATTCTACGAGAATACCATCTCGTACGTGGTAGAAGTGATCCATAATCCAAGCACTGTTGTTTAAGAACCTGCGAATAAGACCACGTTGCTTGTCGTCTAGCTTAGACTTCTTGCACTTTTTGGCCTCAAACTCAGAGGTACTTGATGTACGGTTCTTAACTTCTGCGTTAAGGAGGTTAACAAGTGTCTCTAACTGCTTTCCAGCTAGTTCTGACAACCTGTCACCAGCTTTAGTTTGGACTTCTAATTCTGTATTATGGTGAATGTAACCAGAGGCGTACAGGGTGGCGACCTTATCGGTGTCAATCCCTCGCTCTAACCAGTTAAAGTGATCCCCTTGGCTCCATGTCTTACTGTCTGCCATGAGAGGACGTTTGATAAAGACAGGCCAATCGACCTGCCAACCCAAGTATGTGGGGTGCATATGACTACTCCATTATATGTAGGATACTGTTGTGTTCTATTATTATTTGGGTTGAACCCCAAGCCGAAGCTCAGGGTCCACCGTTATCTTAGGAAGGGGTAGCTTATGCTACAACATCTTCGAAGAAGTAACCAAGGTCAGCGCCAACAACTTTCATGTCGTATGCCATCTTAACTTGGATTTGCTCTGCAACCTGTACACGCTTAAGTGCATCGTCTGAGAAGCTCTCAACTGTGATGCCGAGGTTGTTTACGCTTGGAATGTTGTTCCATGCGAATGTCAGACCAGCAGCAGGGGTCATCAGACCAGATGCGCGTGGTGTGTGTACCAAGAGTGCGTTCTTACCACCGATGAAAGCGTTAGCTTCTGCAAGACCTTCAGCAGCACCGTTCTTCACAGCTTCCATGACGTAGAAGTTCTCTACTTCAAAGATTTCAGCCAACTTAGCATCTGTAATCAGAGCAGTGTTGGAGACTGTTGCACCACCGTTCAAACGTGCAAGCACATCTGGGTGGTTGATGAGGATGTCACGAACTTCTTTGCCGATAACCATTGTGTTTGGCTTGAAGCCACCAGACTTAAGCTGCATGGTACGACGAGCAGTTGTCACATCAGAGATTGGTGTGGAGTTTGTGTAGTCAGACCACAGGTTAGATGGAGTAGCGTCTGTACCCCAGATACCAGCAGCAAAGAAGGAAGAAGCGAACTGCTCTTCACGCTCAATCAGAACCTGATTAACAAGTGTCTGTGCGCCAGCAGCACGGATTTCCAACATTGCATCTTCGTTAGCAAGTGTCTGCTCGTCGAAGTCCATGCCAAGACCATATACGTCAGCATAGTAGCTGTCGTTTGATACTGCCATACCAATGCGGTTTACTTCGGTACGTGGAGCAAGTTTCTTAACGTTACCAGAGCGGTTCATACCCGCACGGTCATAGATGTAGTATTTGTCAGACTGACGCTGAACACCCACTACTGGGAAAACCTTGTCAGCGACAAAGTTAGTTTGTTCTTGTACATACGCCAGTGTCAGGTTTGACAACGGTTGGTCAATATGTACATTGGATGGGGTCAAAAGAGGCATTATAATATTCCTTTAAATGCTTTGTTAGGGTTAGGCTACGACGTTACCGCCTTGGATAAGCTCAATAGCGATGATTTGACCATCGACACCAGCTTCCTTGGCGTAACCCATAACAACATCACCAGAAGCGGCTGTGAGTGCATCACCAGCGGCGTCTGTTTGAATTGCAGCACCAGCAGCGATAGTGCCACCAGCAGTTACCGTAACTTTGCCTGATACGCAGATAGTAGTTGCGTTACCGACAGCAGCGCCGACCAAGCATACACCGTAAGCCTGTTCACCAGCAGCACCTGCGGTAGTGACAGCGCCACCAGCGTCAAGAGTTACGAATTTGAATTGAGTAGTACCACCAGCACCAGCGATTTCGGTGCGGTTATCACGAGATGACATAACAGCCATGATTATTCCCCTTTATAGGATTTGTTAATAAGTGTCTTACCAGCATCGGTCTTAGCTACAGCAGCGTAAGCCTTGGCAAATTCACTCTTTTTGAGTTGGTTGTCGTCCATGTAGGACTTTACGAGGGCATCTAGTTTGTCGGCAGAGGTAGCGAACTCGCCGTCTACATCGGACTTACCAAATTCTTGCATGGCTGCATCAAAGGCTGCATCAGCGGCCTTAAGAGCTTCCATAATTGCTTCATCTTCGTAGAACTTAGCTACGAGGGATTTAGCGACATCAGTTGCAAAGTGTGGGAGAGCCTCACCAGCACGTTTTGTCAGTTCGATGTCAGCTTTTTCAACTTCATGTTCACGCTTGGCTACTTCAGCAGCTTCAAGTGCTTTAAGAACTGGGGCTGGGATGTCAGACTTAACTACCATCTCGCCTTCGATGTCCATCATCTCAACTTCAGCTTTCTTTTCGATAGCTTCAGCAGAAATAACGTAGCCATTTTCGATCAGACCCTTGCGGAGCATCTCGTTGTCAGCCTTAAGAGCAGCGACTTCAG